GCGCGGTCGTGATCGACCGCGGGCAGAGCAACGTCGCCGCGGCCCAGGACTACGAGCGCTTCATGGAGGCGCTCAGCGCAGGCGTGCTCCGCCATGCGGGGGACACCGGGCTCACCAGCCACGCGATGAACGCGGTCGCCCGCAGCGTCGGCCCGGGATCCGCCCGCTTCTGGCGCCCGTCGGAGGGCCGGCAGTCGTCCGAGCAGGAGCGCCGGGTGATCGACGCGCTCACGGCCGCCGCGATGGTGCACTCCGTCGCCGCCGGCCTCCACCAGGTCCCCGTCGAGCCCGAGGTCAAGCCGTGGGTCATCGTCCGGTGAGGCGCATCGCCGCACTCCTCGTCCCGGTCACCGGCCTCGGGCTGGTCGTGATCGGGATCTTCCTCGTGTACCCGCCTGCCGGGGTGATCGCCGCCGGGCTGGCGATCCTCGGTGCGTCCACCTTCGACCCGGCCCGTGCTGCGAGGATCACATGGCCGCGCTGATCGAGAGCTTCGTCACCGCCCGCCCGAAGGCCGCCCTCACGGGCGACTGGATGCAGGCGTGGGGCCTCAACGCCCTGCCGGGCTTCCTGCAGACCACGATGACCCAGGAGGCCGAGCGCAACGACGGCACGTTCGAGAGCCTGGTGTACGGCGCGTACCTGCGCAACTCCATCGTGTTCAGCTGCCTCGCCCTGCGGGCCCGCCTGTTCTCCGAGGCGCGGTTCGTCTACCAGCAGCTGCGCGGCGGGCTGCCCGGGAACCTCTTCGGCACGCCCGGCCTGTCGATCCTCGAGCAGCCGAACCCCGACATGCGCACGCGGGTGATGCTGTCGCAGGTCCGCCTGCACGCGGACATCGGCGGCCACGGCTTCGTGGCGGTCGACGGAGGCCAGGCGGACGTCCTGCGGCCGGACTGGACGGTCATGGCGTACGGCTCGCGCAGCCGCGGCAGCGAGCTCGGCGCGTGGGACCCGCAGGCCAGGATCGCGGGCTTCGGCTACTACCCCGGCGGCGAGATGTCGGGCGAGAAGCCCATCACGTACCTCCGCGAGCAGGTCGCCCACGTCGCCGGCGCCCACCACCCCCTCGCCCGCAACCGCGGCGTGTCGCTCCTCGCCGCGCCGCTCCGCGAGGTCATGGCCGACAACGCGGCCACGACGCACAAGCTCGCCTTCTTCGAGCACGCCGCCACGCCGAACCTCGCGCTCAAGTTCCCGCCGACGATGTCCAAGGAGGCGGCGCTCGAGTGGATCGAGCTCTTCGAGGAGGAGCACAAGGGCGCGCTCAACGCCTTCCGCACGCTCTACCTCGGCGCCGGCGTCGAGCCGTTCCCCGTCGGGCTCAACTTCCAGGAGATGGACTTCACCAAGCTCCAGGGCGAGGCCGAGACGCGGATCGCCGCGGCGACCGGCATGCACCCCGTCGTCGCCGCCCTGTCGGAGGGCCTCGCCGGATCGTCGCTCAACGCCGGCAACTTCGCGCAGGCCGCCCGACTCGTCGGTGATGCCACGCTCCGGCCGCTGTGGGGCGAGATGGCCGACGCCTTCTCGATCATCGCCCCGGCGCCGGCGGGCTCCCGGCTCTGGTACGACGACCGCCAGGTCGCGTTCCTGCGCTCCGACGTCACCGACCAGGCCGACATCATCCAGAAGAACGCGACGTCCATCACGACCTTCGTCAAGGAGGGGTTCACCCCGGAGTCCTCGGTCGACGCGGTCGTGTCGGGCGACATGACCCGCCTCGTCCACTCGGGCATGGTCAGCGTCCAGCTGCAACCGCCGGGCACCGAGGCCGCACCGCCGGCCGCCTACCGCGTCCGGGGCGACTTCTGGGCGATCGACGACCCGTGGGCGAGGTACGGCACGCAGTCGTCCGGCCAGGTCGTCAGCGCCGGCCACCCGCTCCTCGCCGCCTACCCGGCGATGTTCGAGCCGGTCATTGCCACGGCCCCCGTCCGCGAGGCGCCGAAGCCGGGCCCCGCGCGCATCGTGTCGATCGACGAGGTGCTCGGCACCCGCGACGAGCTCGAGGCGGCGGGCCTCCCCTGCGGGTACGACAGCATCGCCGCCCGCCTCCACGTCAGCCGGGACACGGTGCGCCGGCGACTGGCGGAGCACGAGCAGCGGGAGGCGCAGCGGCCCCTCGCCGATGCGTTGGGCGCCGTGGCGCTCGCAACGGGTGCGGTGGCCGCGGCGGTCGCCGACCGGCCCGAGCCGGCCGCCCCAGTCATCACGGTGCCCGTCACCGTCGAACCAGCCCGGGTCGAGCGCGGTGCCGTGCAGGTGTCCGTCACGCCTGCCCCGGTCACCGTGCACCAGCCCTCGATCACCGTCCCCGTGACGGTGGAGCCGGCCCGCGCGCCGGACGTGCAGGTCGTCAACGGCGACGTGCAGGGCATGGACCCGGCGGAGCTCGCCGCCGCGCTCGGCGACGAGCTGGACAAGCGCCGCAAGCCGACGACCCGGACGGTCGAGCGGGACGAGGCGGGCCTGATCGTCCGCATCACGGAGGACTCAACGAATGGCTGACACGACCAAGGTGAGCAACGCCGCCGCGACGGCCGAGGCCGATGCCCTCGCCGGGCTGCTCGACAACGGCTACCTGCGCATCTACGACAGCACGGGCGGCACGGGCCAGCCCGCGACCGTCGACACCGCCATCGGCAGCCAGGTGCTCCTCGCCGAGCTCCGCTTCGCCAACCCGTCCGACGCGGGCGCGGCCAACGGCGTCATCACGTTCAGCGGCCTGACCGCGGACAGCGCGGCCAACGCGACCGGCACGGCCACCTGGTTCCGCGCCTACTCGTCCAACGGCACGACGGCGGTCTGGGACGGCTCGGTGAGCACGTCGGGCGCGACGCTCAACCTCAACACCACGTCGATCGTGATCGGCGCCGCGGTGTCCGTCACGTCCCTGTCCTTCACCGTCAACAAGGGCTAGCACGATGACCAAGGCGGACGGGTCCGCGGCGGCGACGGGTGGCGATCTCATCGCCACCTTCACCGAGACGTCCAAGGAGCACCAGGTCTTCATGCAGGCCGGGATCGACGGCCACATCTACGGCTCCAAGCCGCTGTACGCCTACATCATCCCCGAGCAGGTCCACGTCGCCGCGGCCAGCACGATCCACTGGGACCTGTTCAACGCGGATGCGGCCCTGCTTGTGCGCGTCCTGTCGATCCGCCAGCGGCCGTCGATCACCACTGCGGTGACGGGCGTCGCCTTCTCGTGGACGTTCCAGCGGACCACGGCGGTCGGCACGGGCGGCTCGGCCCAGACGGCGGTCCTCATGGACACCAGCCAGACGAGCCTCGACGCGGACATCACGTGCCGGAGCAAGCCGACGGGCGGTGCCACGGCCAGCACGCAGCTGCGCTCGTACTCCCTCCACGGCGAGGAGACGAACGCGGGCACCATCGCCATCGCGTCACAGGGCGGCCTCGAGCTCGTGCCCGGCACGCTGGTCCTGCCCGGCTACTACGGCGAGCGCGGCATCCTGCTGCGCCAGAACCAGGGCCTCTCGGTCACGCAGACGACCAACTCGGCCGCAGGCAACACCGGCTGGGACATCCTCTTCACGGTCGAGTAGCGTGTCCATCCTGCTGCTGCTCGGTGGCGCCCCGGCGGCCGTCACCGGCACCGGCGCCGGAACCCAGGCCCGCGCCACCGCGGCCGGCTCGGGCTACACCGACGCGACCGGCACCGGCGCCGGGACGCAGGTCAAGGCCACGGCCTCCGGCACGGGCACCGAGACGTTCACCGGCACGGGCTCCGGGACGGGCGCGGTCCCCACCGGAACCGGCACCGGCTGGCAGATCCGCGGCACCGGCGGCGGCACGGGCGCAGCGCCGACCGGCTCCGGCGCGGCTGTCGAGACGTTCGCCGGGACGGGCAGCGGCACGCAGGCCGCGGCGACGGCCGGAGGCAGCGGAGCCGAGACGTTCACAGGAACCGGCACCGGGACGCAGGCCCCGGCCACCGCCGACGGGACGGCCGCCGAGACGATGGCCGGCACGGGCGCCGGGACCGGGGCAGCCCCGACCGCGGGCGGCTCGGGCGTCGAGACGATCGAGGGCGGCGGCGACGGCACGCAGGCCTGGGCCACCGCGACCGGCGCCGCGCTGCTCGTCATCGAGGGCAGCGGCGCAGGCACGCAGGCGCCCGCCACGGGCTTCGGCTACTCGGGTGTGCCGGCCATCACCGGCACGGGCGCCGGGACGCAGGCCGCGGCGACCGCCGGCGGCGTGGGGACCTCCGGGCTCGCGACGGTCGAGGGCGGCGGCTTCTGGCAGACGCGCCGGCCGGTCATCGACCGCACGGGCGAGGACGCCATCCTCGGGACCGGCGCGGGGGTCCAGGCGCCCCCGTCCGGGATGGGGGCCGGGATGGTCAACGACGACGACATCCTGCTCGCGCTGCTGGCTGCATAGCCGCACTAGCGCAGGAACCTGCCCCTAGACCTGCACACCCCCGGCACCCCGAGCATCGCGGGCATGGAGCCTGCATCCCGCCGCTACGCGCACGTCCTGCGTGCTGTCGAGGAGCGTCCGTGGGCGCTCCACCCGCCCGTGCTGGCGTTCATCGTCGACCTGGTCCACTTCCGGTCCGCCGGCGGCCGCCTGTCGGCCGAGGAGATCGACCGCCGCCTCGCGGTGGCGAAGGAGGAGAACGGCGAGCGCTCCGGCGCCCACATGGCCGGAGCGGTGGCGATCGTCCCCGTCTACGGCCTGCTCGCCAAGCGGCTGAGCCTCATGTCCGAGATGTCCGGCGGCACGTCCTATGACGAGCTGCAGGGGACCATCGCGGCCCTCGTCAACGACCCCGACGTCGCCTCGATCGTGCTCGACATCGACTCGCCGGGCGGCGAGGTCGACGGGCTGCCCGAGTTCGCGTCCTTCCTGCGCGCGGCCCGGGACCGCAAGCCGATCGTGGCGCAGGTGAACAGCCTCGCTGCGTCGGCCGCGTACTGGATCGCCAGCCAGGCCAACGAGATCGCGGTCACCCCCTCGGGCGAGGTCGGGTCCATCGGCGTCTACACCGCCCACCAGGACGTGTCCGGCGCGATGGAGCAGCAGGGCGTGCGGACCACGCTCGTCTCGGCCGGCAGGTACAAGGTCGAGGGCAACCCGTACGAGCCCCTCGGCGACGAGGCCCGGGTCGCCATCCAGGACCACGTCGACGAGTTCTACGCGATGTTCCTCGACGACGTGGCGAAGGGCCGCGGCACCACCGCCGAGGCGGTCGCCACCGGCTACGGCGAGGGCCGGACCCTCCTCGCGAAGGCCGCCCGCGCCGCGGGCATGGTCGACCGGATCGACACGCTCGGGGCCACGGTCGACCGGGTGCAGCCCCGCAAGCAGGCCCAGGCACCGCGGCGTGCCGAGGTCATCCCCCTCAAGCCCGCGGCAGCCGCCGCGCCCACCCAACCCGACCGGACGTGGAACGCCCGTGTCGCCAAGCTCACGAGGAGCCACCGGTGAAGATCGACCTGACGAGCCTGCGCGGGCTCGAAGCCCACCGCTCGGCGGACGCCGAGCTCGCCATCCGGCTCGGCGAGCTGGAGGCCGAGGCCGAGGGCCGCACGTTCAACGACGCGCAGCGCGAGGAGTTCGCGCAGATCATGGCCGACCGCGAGACGCTCGCCGGCGCCATCGAGGAGCTCGAGCTCCGCACCGCGGCTGTCGCGGCCGCCCTCCCGCAGGACCGC